TTGCCAGATGAATGGATAAATATTAAATCTAGAAAGTCAGAAGAGTTTTCAAAAAGACAACACGCTGTTGACAACGAGGAGTCGGAATATGGTTATTGAAGATGGAACTGGTTGGAAAAGAACTACAAATTTTAAAAATGATTTAGAAGAGTATAAACATATAAAACAAAAAAACAAATCTAAAAATACGAGGAGTGTACTGGCAGATCTTGAGCGTCTCGACAAGGGAGATGCCGTTAATCACCCGTCACATTATAATAGCGGTGATATAGAATGTATAGATGCTATAGAAGCAATGCTAACACCCGAAGAATTTATAGGATATTTACGTGGTAATTCATTAAAATATAGATGGAGGTTTAGATATAAAAAGCAACCAGTTGAAGATATGATGAAGGCAAGATGGTACGAAGAAAAGTTATTAGATTTTTATAAAAGAAGTAATCTTTCATTGGAGGCACACAATGAGCATGGACAGGAAAGCGGAACGGACTGCTAGATTTAACCGGAATCGAAACGCTAAGAACAAACAAAAATCTAAAAAATATATAAAAGAAAAAAGGAAACACGAACATGACCTTAAAGATTCAGGAATACTTAGGAATCCAGATAAATCTGGAGAATGAAAATAAACTGAGTCAGTTTTCAATTAATACATTAAAAGATAGATATTTTTGGGAGAATGAAACTTATGCTCAACATGCTTTTGCAAGGGCTTCTATATTCGGGGCGACGTACAAAAGAATTACTGATTATGATCTTGCACAACGACTTTATAATTACGCTAGTGCTGGCTGGTTTATGTTTAGCACTCCCATTCTTAGTAACGGGGGAACCTCTCGCGGTCTTCCCATTAGCTGTTTTCTTAATTATGTGCCTGATTCCCGCTTTGGTTTATCTGATCACTATGATGAAAACATTTGGCTGGCAAGCGCAGGTGGAGGCGTCGGCGGCTATTGGGGTGATGTTCGGAGCAACGGTACTAGTACTTCTAGCGGCAGCAAATCTACTGGGTCTATCCCTTTTATGCACGTAGTCGATAGTCAAATGCTCGCCTTTAATCAAGGCGTCACACGGAGGGGAAGTTATGCCGCATACATGAATATAAGCCATCCAGAGATAGAAGAATTTATCGCAATGCGTAAAACTACAGGAGGTGATTTAAATCGTAAGTGTCTTAATTTGCACAATGGCGTTAATATTTCAAATGAATTTTTAGATGCCGTTCAAGACGATAAAGATTGGAGGCTAATAGATCCTAAATCTAAGGAAGCAGTTAAAAGTGTGAGCGCCCGTGATTTGTGGTGGCAAATAATACATACACGGGCAGAGACAGGTGAGCCTTATATTATTAATTTAGATAATTGTAACGAGCATTTACCCAAAGAACAAAAGGAATTGGGACTTGAAATTAAACAGAGCAACCTTTGTTCAGAAATAACCTTACCCACTAATGAAGAACGTACAGCCGTGTGCTGCTTGTCAAGTGTTAACTTAGAAACCTTTGATGAGTGGAAAGATAACGATTTATTTATTCAAGATTTAATTACAATGCTGGATAATGTTCTAGAGCATTTCATTGAAAGTGCAGTTGATACAGATGAACTCGGGACATACAGAGCGGGACCAGACAGATTTAAAAATTATATTAAGGAGGGAAAAAATGGATACAAGAAGGCGGCTTATTCGGCTTATAGAGAACGCAGTATCGGCCTTGGAGCAATGGGGTTCCATAGTTATCTCCAAAGTAAAAACATACCCTTTGAGGGCTTGTACGCTAGTTCGTTTAATCACAGGGTATTTAACCATATTAAATCAAAAGCGGTTGAGGCTAGTACGGCGCTTGGTGGAGAACGTGGGGAAGCACCAGACATGCAGGGTAGTGGATTTCGCAATGCTCATCTTATGGCCGTTGCTCCTAACGCTTCTAGTAGTATCATATGTAATGGCACAAGCCCTAGTATTGAGCCTTCGAGGGCTAACACGTATACTCACAAAACACTAACAGGATCTTATAAAGTTCAAAATAAATATTTAGAAAAACTTTTAGAAGAAAAAGGTAAAAATACTTCAGAAGTATGGAAAGATATTTCTGCTTACGATGGGTCTGTCCAACATCTGGATTTCCTAACGGATAAAGAAAAAGAAATATTTAAGACAGCCCCTGAAATAAATCAAATATGGGTAATAGAACACGCTCATCAGAGACAACAATACATTTGCCAAAGCCAAAGTGTTAATTTATTTTTTGCTCCTCCGAAGGCCGATGAACCACAGGAAACACATGATAAATATTTACAATATGTTAATGATGTTCACTGGGCAGGGGCTAAGAATTTAAAATCACTTTATTATCTGCGTTCAGAAGCGGCTAGAAACGCTGAGAATGTTAATATAAAAATACCACGCATTAACCTAGAAGGTGTAGAATGTTTGGCATGTGAAGGATAAAAAGGAGGATACTATGTATCACAGTGGATCGACTAGGATGTATTTAGAAGCATTGGTTATTCGATATGAGGCGGACATGGCTAATGCCAGAGCAAACTTACAAACTTATTTTAGAAATGGCGTAGGTGTTGCAGAACATCCAGATATTATGGAATCTCTGGATGAATTAATGGAACAACTTGCGACCGCCCAAGAAAAACTTAATACAGCAAAGGATCTTATGCATGAGCTTACTGAATAATAGAGACTACTACAAACCATTCGACCATCCTTGGATGTTTGATTATTATGTGCAACAGAACCAGATGCACTGGTTTCCAGAAGATGTACCGTTACATAATGACGTTAAAGATTGGCAAGATCTAAACGACACTGAACGCAACCTTCTTACTCAAATATTCAGATTGTTTACACAATCCGATGTCGATGTAGGATCGGGTTATGTTGATAAGTATATGCGTATATTTAAGAAACCCGAAGCGCGTATGATGATGGCGGCATTTGCTAACATGGAATCAATACATCAACACGCTTACAGTTTATTATTGGATACTGTTGGTATGCCTGAGACAGAGTATAAAGCATTCTCTGAATACGAGGCGATGTCAGATAAACATGATTATATAGATAACATAAAAGTTGTTGCTAAAGACAAGGAAAGTATTGCCAAAGCTTTAGCAATATACAGCGGGTTTACCGAAGGACTTCAATTATTTAGTAGTTTTATAATTCTTTTAAACTTCCCGCGATTTGGAAAGATGAAGGGTATGGGACAAATAATAACATATAGTATCCGAGATGAGTCCCTTCATGTAGAAGCCATGACTAAATTATTCAGAGAATTTATAAAAGAAAATATAGATCTTTGGACAGATGATTTCAAGAAGGAAATCTATCAGGCTTGTCGAGATATGATAGATTTAGAAGATAGATTTTTAGATTTAGTATTTGAAATGGGAGATATTGAAGGATTAACAAAGGAGGAAATGAGAGAATATATAAGATATATAGCAGATCGAAGACTACTACAATTAGGATTAAAGACTAACTATAATGTTAAGAATAATCCGCTAACGTGGCTTGATGATGTCTTAGGTGTAGAACACCAGAACTTTTTTGAGGGGCGATCTACTTCTTATATGAAAGCAGGACTTCGCGGGAATTTGGAAAAGGTGAATTTCCCATGAACGGGCAGGAAGGTAACATAATTTCCTTCAAAGTCTTTGTAGATAGTAAGGGGACTTTAATGACAGAATATAAACATATCCCTATTTCGGAAGTATCAAAAGTTTTTGATAAGCACGATACAACTATAGTACAGAAAATAATTAGAGAGATTTCTCCTAAGTTAGAAATACTACACAAACATTTGGAAGATGAATTAGATGCACTTACTTAACGAGTATTAATATACATTGTTATTTCAAAGCCAAACCTTATGTCTTTGTATGTTGGTTTCTCCCAAAGCATACCTATCCTCCTTTAATTTTTTACGATTATAATCCTTTCTAGATTTATGCGCGTGACTTTTCCGTAGTATAGTAGGTGAACCTACTCTACGTTTCATAGTTCTTCCTTTAGACATTTATTTAACCGCCTTTATTCCCAACCTACGATTCTGTATCATTTTTTCGGAAGTGTCAAGAACAAATTTAGAATGTTTACACAACATTTCAAATAGTATCTGTTTCATAATCTTATCGTCTACCTGAGAAAACACTGTACCCAAATGGCTTATGGCGTCAGCGTTAATACGAATTGTGGCGGTCTCTGGAGTCTCGACAAAATTAAAAAAATCTTCCATATTTCAATCCTCTCTATAAAAAATATGATTATCAATACGAACAGTGCGGGTCATGCTTTTTGCCCATTCAGGTTTTACAGAATCATTATGATAGTGCGTAGCCCCATCTGTCACATCAAACATCATACCTTGAGAACCTAACATAAGTTTAGAAAAATACATAATTTGAAAAAATAATTCTATATTTTCTACGTGTTCTTCTACGCCATTGCAATACCAACTAAATTGACATTTGTTTTTTAATGGAACATTGCTGCCTTCATGGGTAGGCCCCTGATAAACTACCTCACAAATAGAATCTGGAAATTTTTCTAATAATACACGGTTAATAGTAACCGCAGCAATACCCAACCATCCCGCAGTTGCTTGATTCCTAGCCTCAAAATAAATATTTTCTGCAAGGCACTGAGTATCTTTTTGAATGTCTTGGTTAGCACTTACTGGGATTGTTAATAATAATAAAAAGATTCCTAAGAGTTTATTAAACATTAAGTTCTCCTAATCTTTTCGGTGATCCTTCTCGCCATCAACTCTAGATATTCTTTCTAGGTCTGGCCTAACACCTAATACCGACCGGCACATTGTATCAATACGTATTAAATCATTATCAAGTTGCCTAACTCTATCTATAAGCGCGACAATCATGGCGTTTTGTGTGTCAAGCTTTTTGTGGACATCTGCAATAAGCGATTTAAATAATAACCAGACAAGATAGCCGAGTCCCGCCGCTGCTACCGCAGGAACACCAACCGCTTCGATAACTTCGATCCAACTATTATCCATTGATTAAAATTCAAGTTCATTTCTAGTTTTTAATTTCACACCATTCCGAAACCATTCCCCAAGGTATAATCATCGGGGTATTTACCATGTCCTTATCTTTTTCTTCTAAGTATAAATCAGTTGCAAGAATAATACATTCATCTGTCGTACCAACAAGATACCCTACAGTTTTTCGTAAGACTGGCTTTAGTTTTTCAGCATCTTTTAGAGAATAATCTTTTGAATCAACCCAAGCATCTCCCCAATATACTTCTGCAATTGGGAACCTCTTCATTATTTTTTACTTAAAAACTTCGCAGCACCCCTGAACCCAAAGCTGGCGGCTACTATTGTTCCTAAGAGATATTGATACCAGTCAGGGCAATTATTGAGAGCTATAAAAAAATTATTAACTCTTTCTTCTTCCCCAAACAATAACAAGATTAAAGGCAAAGTAAAAATTATAGTGAGCCATTCATCCTTCCAAGAATCTGCGCTAGCTTTAGCTTGGGTAATATCCCAATCTATTTCTCCCGAAGCTTTCTTTTGCATGACAGCGGCCTCTGCCTCTGCCTGAGCAATCTTAACTTTAGTATTAGCTTTTATCTTTTCGTTTCGCCCCTCAAGCCAGCTTGAAGCTATTGAACCTAGGGGGCCTAAAATTGCATTAAGAAGCATCTTCTGTTACCTCGTTTATTTCAACAGTACCTAATATAAAAGATTGTTGTTCCTCGAAGAGTTCTCTAAAATCCTCCAATCTCATAAAGCCTAATCCAGATTTACTCTGGTGTTTGGCATAAATACTATATAAAAATTGAAGTTGTTCTTCAGTGTAGAGAATCATTAGTAACTCCATATCCAAGGTCTAGGTCGCCCTTTAGAATTTTTAATATTATCGAGATGAATAAATCTTGAGTCACCCTTTTGATTAACCCCAATCCCTGTGAAACCTGCCCTCAGAGCGCCATTGAGAAGCCTGTAGGCGTTTTCTCCCTGTACCGCTAGGTCTATAGCCTGTCCGGTGCTGTGCGCCCCAGAGAGCTTCTTTGGAGCTTCTATGGGATGTTTGGGACAGCGGTAGGCCGACGTAACTATAAACGGAAATCCTAGTGATTCCCTTAGAGCCTCTATTTTTTCCATGAAATAACCATCCATTTT